CCATCGCGAGGTCCTTAAATGCCATCGTCATTCTGCCTAACGCAATGTCGCGGTTTTCTCCCTTCCCTAGTTCTGGATCGTAACGCTGAAGATAATCGATAAGAACGGCCTTCAGCTTCTTTGTTTGGGCTAGTGCCTTTGTTCGCGCTATGACGTGTGAGAGTGTTCTATCGCGATCAAAGACATGCAGCGTCTTAGACGCCTGGACTTCTCCAAGCGCCGATATGAACTGATCTTGCTGTCTAGCATCAAGCTGGTTCTTCCTGAACAGCCGCCAGGAAATGCCAGATAAGGTCTGAGCGAACAGCGGAGGCAATTGGTCAACTGGCATCTCGAGAGAGAATAGCGCAATATCTCCGTACTTTTCGGCCCAACTCCATGCCGCTTGCCGCGCTGCGCTTGACTTTCCGATCCCTGGACGAGCAGCAAAGATGATAAGACTACCAGGCTTAGCCTCGCCAAAGCGCTCATTCCATTCTCGCCAAGGCCACTCCAGGCCAATGTCGGTCTCGATGGGCATCCTGTTCTTGATCCTAATCGCTTTGTCGATTGATTGTTTTGCAGCCTCCGGAAGTGTCTTAATCACCTGCGTTGAGTGCCTGATCGAAAGGATTCGATTCATCTCGGTTGTGAACTTTTCGACTTCCGCATTCTCCGAGTAAGCTAACTCTGCCACGTTCCTGCCAGACTGGATCAACTCCCGCATCACATATGTCTCACGCACACGATCTATGTGATAGTCTAGTTCCATCGTTGTTGGAACCTTTCCGCTCACTTCCATAAGGTAGGCTATGGCTGTTTTCCCATCCACCTGGATCGCCTCAAGTCTCTGCGTCTTTCTCAGTTCCTCGATCATCACATCCAGTGTGAGTTCTCTCCCGTGCCTGTGAAGCCAAAGAAACGCCTGGTAGATTTGCCTGTTAGCTGGCTCGTAGAAGCATTCCGGCGAGATGTGACCCTCCATCGCCTTAGCTAGCGAGTGTACTCCATCAATGAAAATGCTGCTCAATAAGCTAGACTCAGAGTCTTTTGAATGGGGCGGAATCCTCTCGGAAACTGGCATATTGTTTGTTACCATAATCCCTGCTAAAATTTGTCTATCGACCGAAGATGCTTGGCGACTAAGAAATCTCTTAGCGTTTCGGTCAATCATAAAAAATAAGAGTTGCAAGCGGTAGAAAATTAATTTGACTTTTAACATGCAAGCGCCACTCACCGTTTTTGATCGCATCCAAGCCCGATTGGAAAAATCGGAAGGTGAAGGTACTACCGTGGTTAAGTTCATTCTTGGTAAATCTGAGATTGACTGCCTTAAGGAATGGTGCCGTGCGGACGAGATAGAGGTTTTGGATGAGGCTAGCGGAGCATTCACGTTTCGCGGCATCAGCATTGAGCCAGTTAACTTCTACTCTTACTTCGCTTACGAGCTGCTTGAACTTGCTCTGGTGTAATGCTGGATCGGTTCGGTGCGTTTCTTTACCAATTCGACTTGGCTTGGTATCGGCGCACGATCATACGCCTGCTTAAACGCAGATCAGAATCACTTTCCCTATTGACTCAGGAAAAACCTAAGTCCATAGAACCTATCAGCACACAGGAAACTGAAGGCGTAAAAAGTGCTAAGACTCCGAAGCCGGAGCGCTCAGATTAGAATCGCCGACTAGTAGGAGACAGAGGCGTAGACATACGCTGCTTACCGCCGCGAGCAGCAAGAGACGATGCGAGAATCGAGCTTTCTCGGTGCGCTGTCTTGTGTCGCCTTTACAAATCTATGTCGCCCCGAGAATCCCTAAAATGGCTTCTTATTCCGCGTGCGCACTCACGCCCTCCGATTATGGTCAGCTCATTGCCGACCAGAATCCAGTAATCACTCTCTCGGTAATCCAGCACTTGGCAATCAATTCGCCTTGGGCTAACTTCCTCGATGCAGGTACGGTTGAGGCTAACGTAGGTGAGAACATCGTCTCCCTCGCATCAGCCCGTACAGCTATCGGCCAATCTCAAGTTCAGCCTGTTTTCGGCGACTTGTCCCAAGCTTGCGGTACTCTCGGAAACGTGGCACAATGGGGCCAGTTCGAGTACACCACGAAGCTTCAAGTACTTCGCGGCACGTCACAACCAATTTGCGTAAACGCCACACGCTTCTCAGTAAAAAACTCGCTCGTCCAAGCAATCGAGTGGATGAAGCGAACCATCACGGACGTTTACAACGCAGACGTACGCTACAACCTCCTTTCGATGTCGGGCACAAAAGCGGTTCTTCGCGCCACCGACACCCAAGTATCCCAAGCTATCACTGGTGGTGAGTGGCAGGTCTCTGTCCCATTCCGTGGCGGCGTACCCACAGCCCAGCTTACCTTCGCTTGGCTCAAGGCTCTCTCAGACTACGCCCGTTATAACTATCAGCCAATGATGTTTGGCCAGGGCGCAGACGAATATGCGCTATTCATCGGATCTCCCGAGATCACCGATGTTATGCGCAACGAAGCAGGCGTTAACAACGTCCTATCGGTAACCACCGCTGGTTCCTTTAAGGACGGTAAAGACTCTCTCTGGAAGTACGCTTGGATCGATGTCAACTTTCGCGGCATCAAGCTGGCCATCGACCCGAAGCCCCTCCGTTTCGACACCGTTGGTGTTAACGGCTTCCCGATCTTCATCGAGCCATACACCAAGTCCACTTCGGACTTTGGCTTCTACAACGCCAATAACTCTGCCTACCTCGGCGCACAATACGAAGTCGGCTTCTTGGTCTACAAGTCAGCCTTCCGCCGCCTCGTTCCAGCCAAGTACACAGGTGAGGGTGAAGCCAAATGGGCAACCCAAATGTTCGGTGGCGAGCTTAATTGGCGCAACGTCATTGACAACGCTTGTAACCCCTTCGGCGATTTTGGTAATTTCATCTACCAAATTGCTCGTGCCTATCAGGCGCAAATGCCACACGTCGTTATCCCAATTTTGTATAAACGATGCAGCGGCGGCCTAGGTCTCGCCACGTGTGTCGGTGTCACTGATCTAAGCGGGTAGAGTTAACTGTTCTGTTGTTTCTCATGAATCTCCCGGTTTCAGGGCTTATCCTGGCCGGGGGATTTTTTTGACTTAGGGTTTCCTCCAATGTCCAGCCTTCTTTGAGCCTCCTGGATATTCCTGATCTATCTATTCCTAGTTCTTTAGCCCAGTCCACAAAGCACATTGTCTTTCCGTCAGAAGGTCGAGTAAGGAGTTTGTTTGATCGCTTGTTCCTGGATTGGTCTTTCATTGTTCTCCACTCGCAGTTTTTTTTAGAATAACCTAGAGAATTGTCCACACGCTCAAGTGTGTGGTCTAATGGCATATCGCCCATATCATGAAAGAATGCCATGAACCCGATTTTTGGATTACGCCAATCGGCACATACGCATATCCCTCGGGCTCCATAATATTTATAGAGCGGGCTGTTCTCGTTATGACATCTCTGAAGCATGGCATGGTAGGCGCGATAGACCCTAGACCTAGACATTCCATGTGTGGTCAAACTATCCGATGTAAACCTAGGCATGGTGATTACTCTCTGTCATCCTCTCCGAACGTTAAGTGCTCAGAAACCGGGGAGAGTCACCGGCTTTTCGGAAGCGATCCTATCCGAGCATCGAAAAGCGTTGAACACCGATCGTAATTCATCAATCTAAATTCAATGCCAACGCCCTTAACATCCGATCAAAACGATACTTTCCAAGTTTCGATTTATAAGATGGCGTATAACTTTTGGGTTCTTGCTGTGGCTGCTGGCTATTCAGGATCAGCACCAGATCCTAAAGCATCGTATTCAGAATTACTCCAATTAACAGTTGATTATACCGCGCTACTCTCATGAGTCAAACATCGTCATCAAATGATACGCCAGCGATTTCGCTACGAAAGATAGTCGATAACACTTCAACTGGGGGAGGAGGCGGAGGTGGAGGAGGGAACGGCGTCTGGGGCCAAATCACAGGAACGTTGGCCAATCAGACGGATCTCCAGAACGCCTTGAACGCCAAGGCGAATGTCGGAAGTTTGGGCATGTTCGGTACGCTTTCGACAGTTAATTCGGAGATGGCAACTCCGTTTGTTCAACATCCGTGTCCAGCCGTAGGAACTAGTGTAACTCTTGCTACATTTACTGGCGCTGGGATAGTTGACATGATATGGATTACGCTAGGCACAAATAGCGATGGTACGCTTATGTGGGATGGAAGACTTCAAGTATTCACGGATGGGGCCGCACTGCCCGATATAGATACCGATCTGGGCACACTATTTTTAACGGCCCTGGATGGTCATTTGGGATCAGCTAGGTGTGCCGCAACTCAGCACATTTCCTATGGAACCATGGGAGGCTCTGGAACAGGTATGAGTGGCGGGCTTAAATTTCCTATTCCATATAGCAATGGCATTGTCATAAAGCTTCTGGCTCCTACAGGGAGTACGAGCCACCCAGATTCAGACTATACCCTATTCACTCAGATTTCAAACAAACCTGGGGTAGTTAGCGGATATCGCCTCAGATCAAATGCAGTCTCCTGGATCAATAGAAAGACATACACGAAAGACGATATAATCACATTTTTCAATCTAACCAATGCAGCCGGATGGTTGGTGTGGCAAAGCGTTGCGGTGCTCGGGCTAGCCAGTAGCGGAAATACGTACGATTATCTGGAGCGAATTTGGTTTTGGGGAATAGACGGAGAATCAACAAATCCAGATGGGAATGGAGTCGTTACAACTAAATTTTCTTCGTCGGGCGGAGAGGACCTTTTTCTTTACGGTTGGTACTTCGCTAACGCCCAGGGTGTATATGGAACACCGTGGACGCTCTGCACGGCAACCAACAACGCCAATAAGACCACAGTAGCGGGATTCGATTTTTGGGCGTCTTGCGGAGGACTCAAGTTTAGTTCTGCACTTAAGCCTGGATGGTCCCTTAAGCCATCGGCTGTTATAAACAATGGCCACGAAATGAGTTGGTGTTTCTTGTACTATATCGACACTTCTGTACCGTTTGCTCCGAGCGCCCCCGCTCTATCGGCCACCCCGGGAAATGGGCAGGTTACTCTATTGATTACTCCACCTGTTTCCTATGGATCTCAAAAAATCACGAGCTATTCAGGCACCTATTCTCCCGGTGGCGGCACTTTCACTCCATCAGTAGGAGACACTTCCATATTAATCAGCGGTCTTACTAATGGAGTGGCATATACGTTTTCATTGACGGCTACTAATGCAATAGGCACTAGCTCTCCCGGTACCGTCGTTTCGACCCCGGTAACAATCGCATTTCCAACTATAACTACCGGAACACTCATCGCCCGCTACGTCGCCAACGATATTACAGGAATTGCGGAAGGCGATCCGGTACCCTTGTGGTCGCCAAGTGCCGGAACAAGCGCTATCACTTTGGGAGAAACATTCTCAGGTAGTGGACCAAATTTTATAAGCAATGGAATAAACGGTCAAGCGATTGTGCGCTTCAATTCTAGCACCTTTAGGAGACTTGCGGCGAGCGCGAGTTTCAATCTTGCCGCTCCCGTAGTTGAGATCTTCGTTTTCAAACCGTCACAGGTTTCATCAAGTAATCAAATTTTCGATACGAATCCAGGGGGAGCCCACGGACGTTCGGCTGGCGGTATCAATGGTTCTGGCCAGTGGAACACGTATGCGGGCGGTGCTGATGCGGTATCGGCTGTTACTCCGACAATCGCTCCTCACGTTGTGGTAATGTGCCAAAACGGAGCTAACTGCTATCTGTCGATTGATGGAGTAAAAAGCAGTTTGCAAAATAGCGGAAGCGGGGGCTTTGACTTGCCTCAGGTAGGGTCTACCGCTGCACTCGATGGAGACATTGCTGAGTTCATTGTAATTTCTGGCAATATTTCAGATTCAGATCGCCGTTTAATCGAAGCTTACGAAAGTACCGTCTACAACATACCAGTAACGTAATGGCTCAGCCTATTCAAATCGGGGTTCCCATGACTTCGTGGGACGTGGGGGACATGCTAGCTGGATCGTCTCAAGGCCGGGCGGTGCGAGTGCCTGGAAGTATAAGCCCTGAATTGATGGTCTTTGCCCAGAAAGGAGATGGGAAAAAGTCATCGGTTCCATTTTGGACTAGCGTCGGCTCAATCATCCCTGGGTTGGCCGCGATTGCAACGAGCGGAAGTGCTAACGATCTCATTGCGGGCACGATCCCGCCGCTTAGGTTCCCAGCGTTAACCGGAGACGTTACTACGCCTGGCGGTTCACTGGCTACGACAATTAGTCCGAATGCTGTGGGTAACGGCAAGCTAGCGAAGATGCCGCCTATGACGATTAAGGGGAATAACACTATCTTAGCTGCTGACCCCAGGGACCTGACTGTAGCCGAAGTAAACGCCATGGGTATTGGCGGGGGAGGGGGCGGGTCGGGCACCGTGATGAGTGTTGGGCTTAGCATGCCTGCTATCTTTAGCGTGGCCGGTTCGCCAGTGACCGCCGCAGGTACGTTCACCGTAACGCTGGCGACCGAAGCAGCTAACACGGTATGGGCGGGGCCACCTACAGGCGCGGCAACAATGCCTACGTTTCGCGGCCTAGTCATAGCGGACATTCCGAGCCTTGCTACGCTTTACCAGCCGATAGACGCTACGCTTACAGCACTCTCGGCTTTAGCTGACGCTGTTGGATTCCTGCATAACGACGGCGCGGGCAATCTAACTTGGTCGGCGGCAGGCACAGGAACAGTTACAAGCGTATCGGTAGTTAGCGCCAATGGCTTTGCTGGAACTGTAGCGACAGCAACAACGACGCCAGCGATCACGCTATCGACCAGTATAACTGGTATACTCAAAGGAAACGGTACGGCGCTATCGGCAGCAGTTGCGGCCACAGATTATGTAGCTCCAGGCGCAATCACTGCCAATGGGATTACGATGTCTACGGCTAGACTGCTGGGCCGAACCACAGCAGGAACAGGAGCTGTTGAGGAGATAACCGTTGGTTCGGGTCTTACGCTAACTGCTGGAGCATTGACAGCTACCGGAGGAGGAACCGGCGACTTTGTTGGGCCTGCCAGCGCTACGGATAACGCTGTAGTCCGTTTTGACGGTACAACCGGAAAGCTCGGGCAAAATAGCACGGTCACTATAGATGATAATGGTAATACCGTAATTGGAACTTCAACGCCTGCTGGAATAGGATTAACTTTTCAGACCAGTGCGTATGGATTCATTCAGTTTAAACGTTCTGGAACTGCCAACGCCTCTTGGGGTGTAGCGGGGGGCGCTAACGATTTTATCACAGGCTCAGTCGTTGACGACATGTGCTATAGAAATGATGCAAATAAAAACATTATATTCTCAACTGATAATGGCGCGAGCGCAGGTCTAAAAATAATTGCGGCAACAAACCTTATTCAGATACCTAAGTACACCACAGCAGGTCTACTATCTAACGATGCATCTGGAAACGTAACAACCGCTACAGTAGGAAGCGGACTTAGCTTGAGTGCTGGCGTTCTAAGCGCTACCGGTGGAGGCGGAACACCAGCTGGTTCTAATACTCAGATTCAGTTTAATAATTCAGGAGCGTTCGGAGCTTCAGCCGATCTTACTTGGGGCGGATCCACATCTGGCCTTACCGTTTCTGGGAATCCCCTTGCTGGGACTAATCCAACCTTCAAGATAACTGATTCTAACGCAAATGAACCAGTTTGGATGAGGGTTGAACAGAGTAATATTTCAGCTGCTTTTGAACTTGGGGTCGCAGGTGCTGCCGGTCAATTTCTAACCGATGCTCACGCTGGCGATGGAATATTTAAAGGATTTGGCGCGGGTGGCCCAGGAATGGCAATTGGCGGCGGACCAACATCGCCAGCCACTAGCTTATATATCAAGTACGTCTCTGGTTCTAAGGGGCGCGTAATTGTCGGCGGAGTGACGGATGACGGGGCAAACGATCTTCAGGTTTTAGATAATGCATTTATCAAGAACTCACTGACGATAGGGAACGGCTTAGGAGCCGGGCCATTTCTAAAGATTAATAGCAGTACATATACACTTCTTCAATACGCTAGGGGAGGGGCTTCTAAATTTTCAACCGGAACGGCTAACGCGGCTAATGATTTTATAACAGGAACGGTTCAGGACGACATGGCGTTTAAGTCAGATGCTTCTAAGAGTATCGTTTTTTCAACTGATAACGGGACAAGTATTCTGATGAAGCTAATTGCTGGTCAGGGAGGGATTTTCTTAGGTGATCAATCCGGAACGCCATCAACACCAACTGGAGGCGGGGTTTTGTTTGTAAGTTCTGGAGCACTTAAGTGGATTGGTAGTTCTGGAACAATTACAACTATTGCCGCAGCATGAGCACACGAATAAGAGATCAAGCTATATCGGCAGACGTTCAAACTACCGGATCTACGCAAACCACGCTGCTCACTTGGACACCTCCGGATGGCTGTGTCTTCAGAATCTCGGCCAATGTCTTTGCCCTCAAGTCCGACAATTCAACCGCAGCCTCCTGGCAGCTTCAAACGACGATGAAGCGTTTCAGCAACGTCGTATCTCTTCTTGGATCGGTGGGTGAGTTGCTATCAGGCCAGCGTGACGCAGGAGCCGCACTGTGGCTTGCGAGCATGGATACGTCTGGAGCAACTATTCGCATTAGGATCACAGGCGGACTGGCTACGACGATCAATTGGAAGGGCTATATAAACGTAGACATCTTTGCTCCATAGGTTTTTGCCAATAAAATTAGACGTTGCCATTATTTGGATAAGGCGTTCTAATCTTTTCGTAAAATTGGTAACAAATCTAAAATAATTCGTATGAAACGTTTTTCGCTTATTGTGGCCGTTTCGGCTATTTTGTTCGGGTTATCGGGTTGCGTCAGTGGGAATTGGCAGGGACTAGTTCCCGGAAAGGACGTTCACCTAAAGAACTTCAAACAAGAGATCACAACGCCCTGGGGTCATACGTTGATCACAGCAGACTCATTGGATACTTCGGTTGCTGCGAATGGCACCGTTCCGCCGATTTCAAAATAAAAAACACTGGGAGGATGTTTCGTTATGGCTGAAGATCATGAAAGGCTTTCGACGCATGCATTGAATGTGAAACTTGATGAGTTGGAGAAGCGCCGACAAAAAGAGCGGCACGAAGCGAACAGCAGGATAATGGGAGCAATCCTTAAGCAGGGAGAGGAAAGCATCAAAGCAGCAGACCGCATCGATAAGATGGAGCTTACTATGGGCAACGTGGCAATGGAGGTGAAAGAATTGCGCGAGTCCATGTCGCCCTTCGTTGAGTTAGCGCGGGACCTCAAGTTTCGCCTTCTTGGAGATCCATCCATGCAGACCACGGGCCTGGTCAAGGATCACGAGCAGCTAAAATTGGACATTCAGAATGAACTTTCTGAGATCAAGAAAAAGGGAGACCAAACGTTTAAGGAGCAGCGGGCGGCTATTTGGGGCGCGGCTACCACGTTCATCACCACAATAGGGCTAATCATCGTGGCGTGGATTCAGCTTAAGAAATGAGATCTGGATTGACGGCCAAGCGCAATCTGTTCGTATCTCGTTAAGATCGGGCTGTACTCTGGAAATCGCCAACCAGGTTTAAGACATGAGTTTTCCGATTCCAACCAACCAAAGTACGTCCGCTGTTTGCGGAGATTTCGCGAACCCAGTTTCGCCGGATCAAGGTCAGACGTTTCCTCTGCCGGTTAAGCTAACCTGCGAGCGACCAGATGCGCCAGTAATCGAGTGCTCGGATGATCAGTACGTGACGGAATACAACCCGAGCACAGGCGGATTCATGGTTAGCTCTAGGCTATTTGATGAAGATTGCGGCGTTATAACCGACCAATCGGGGCAGCCCATATTAACTATCATTACCTAACGTGCCGCAATTCGCATCATACCCCCAGGTAACGATTATCGCGCCGACCGATACGTTTCTCATTAGCCAACCGGTTGGCGGCGTAAAGCAGATTGAATTTCAAGATGTCGAGGCAAGCCTTTCGCTTACAGTTATTCCTGGCGTGGTTCCAATTGCTAAGGGCGGAACGGGATCAAGCCTGACTAGTCCCGGCCAAGACTCGATTGTTTTTTGGGATAATAGCGCGGCAGCAATCAAGTTTCTTTCCATTGGAGACGGGCTTCAGATCGTAGGCACAACGCTATCGGCCACAAGTTCAGGCGGAGGAGGAGGCGGTGGTGCCCCCGTTGGGGCAACGTACATCACTCAGCTTCCCAATGCTGAACTTACAAATGAATTTGCACTTTCAGCCTTGGCTACCGGCCTGCTTAAAAACACAACCGCTACTGGAGTTTTGTCGATTGCTTCTGCGGGAAGCGATTATGCGATAGGATCAGGATCGGGAACGGATAACGCTATCGTTAGGCTAAATGGGACATCTGGAGGAGTTTTCCAAGACAGCAATGTTACGCTTGCGGATAATGGAACTTCGTTCGTGTTCTCTGGAGCAAGCGGACTCACAAGCAGTGGGTCCAACCAAAACGTGACACTAACACCTTCTGGAACCGGCTTTGTTTCGGTAACTACTGGAGTAAAAACTGGCGCTCCTTCTGGCGCTGCTGGCCTTTGGCGTATGGGTAAAGTAACTGCTGGTGCAGTGACGCTAGATACCACGTCATATGTGGAAGTCCTTATCGACGGAGCTGTGATTAAGTTGTTGAAAGCAAGCTAATTATTATGCCACAATTTGGATCATATCCCATTAGGACATCAATCGATCCAGCCGACACAATCCTGTTTTGGCGAGACGCTGATGGCACTGTTAACCAGATCGCGCTTTCCGACCTAATTACGTCGATTCAAAGTAATACGGATGGCGCACAAACGATAACCTATGTAAATGTCGATACTACGCTTACTCCAGCACTGGGCTTTGTCGTGGCAAACACGGGAGCAAATATCACGCTTACTCTTCCTTTAGCTGCCGCGAGTTCTGGCATAACTTTCGGCGTACTAAACAAGGGCGTAGGGCACGTAACTGTAGAACCATCTGGATCAGACACAATCGCTGGCCAAACAAGTATAACCCTAGGGCAATACGAAAGCGCCCGAATGACATCCGATGGAAGTTCACTCTTCTCTCAATAATTTTATGGCTAAGAAAGAATCTCCAATGACTTCGCTAGAGATGCCGGGATTCGGTGTCGCTATTATGGGTAAAGAGCGTGGCCCAGAATATCCGTGCCTACGCATTCGTTCCAAGGAAGAGATTGAGTTGCCCGATGGAGACTTCTTCTTTCTTGCGATTGGCCACGTTAAGCGCAAAGAAGAGATAGAAGAGGACGACGGTTCCATGTGCTACTGCTACGAAGTGGACGTTCACGCGATTCAGCCCATTGAAGAAATCGCTGACGAAAAGGTAATCGAGAAACCGGGGGGTAAACTTGAGGATGACTTTGACGCTGCCGCCGACAAGATGATCAATCTCAAAGAAGAGGATAAGGAAGAGCCGGACGATGATGAGGACGATGAGGAATACTGACCATGTTCGTAGAAGATATCTATTCCTCAGCTCAAGATGCCCTTGGTAAATGTGACCAAACGGCTGTGTTCAGCGCGCTCACCTATGCAGTGAAGGTTATCGCCGACCAGAGCCTACTTGACCCAAGCATTGGTACTCTCGATTTATGCGTCTGTGAAGGTACTGTCACGCTTCCTGAAGATGTTGGGACGGTGTTAGAGGTTAATTCTTCAGGTCAGCCAACGCTTATCCGCAATCAGTTTTTCCAGTACCATCCAGACGGTCCTGGATCTCAAGCATGTACGCCCTGCCCATATGCTGATGAGCTTGGTTCGGTCGTAACCTATCGAGATCCTTCTGGACCTGTTAAGCTGATCGCTGAGGTGGAAAGCGCAGCAGACAACGGAAAGATGCTGCGTGTCTACGCCACGTCTAACGGTAAGCCGATCTACACTGCCGGAAAAACTGGCGCACTGGAGGAGGGATTTCTTGTTCCTACGGTCTTCGGCTATTCGCAGCCAAACAGCCTGGTTGGAACCATCGACAATATTTATCGAGTAAGAAAGGATCTTACTAACGGATTCGTTAAGCTCATAGCAATCAACTCGGACGGTACGCCCCATACCTCGATTGGTTACTATGGGCCTAACGAAACTGTTCCAAGTTATCGCAGACTAAGGGTCGCAGCCAAAAACTGGGTTAGGATCAAGTACAAGAAGCGCGACTTGAAGGTTCGTTCTCTTAAGGACTGGATCAACATCGATAATGAAGAAGCGCTACTTTTGGCAATCAAGGCCGTTAAGTTCAGGAAGGATAACCAATTTGAACAAGGCCGAGCAGCCGAAGGAGAAGCGATCCGTTTGATCAATAATCAAGCCCAGTCAGAGACCCCGGGTGGCATAAAGCCTCCTCAAATTTTGTACAATGACTGGCCTGTGGAGTGTGGAAACGATAGGCTCATATATTGAGTAAATGGCTGACCAACAATTACTTGTTGATGGATCTGATTATCTTGCTTTAGGCGCTAACTCCTACGTATCGCCTACCAAGATATCGGATAACTGTTTCGTTAGTTCGATGAATACGACTTGTCGCGGCGGAGTGGTACAGACGCGGCCAGGTACCAAAACTCTGTTCACTCTTCCACGCGGAAACTTTCAAGGGGTCACTTTCTATAAGCCTGCATCCGGCGTAGGCCATCTAGTTTTCGTAGTGTCTGGAGACGTGTACACCTCGGCGTATCCGTTCGAAACATACTCTTTGCTTAAGGGTGTTAAGTTTAGCCTAACGGCAAAGTTCATCGCGTGGGAGACCTGCCTGAAAACGACTAGCTATGACGCGGCTGGTGTACTCATTTTTGAGGACAATCCCTATTCTGTCCTGCTAATGCAGGATGGGCTTACCCGAGCGGCCTACTGGGATGGTACGGTAGCGCGGCACCTTAACCCAACCAAGAGCACGCTCCTAGACTCGGATGGAAACGTAATCACCCAAATTGGCCTAGACGAAACACCGATGGGCCTTTGGATGAAGTGGAGTAATAACCGACTTTGGGAAAGTCGCGGCAACCAAATCTTTGCTTCTGACATCGGGAATCCTCTAAAGTTTACTGAGACCCAGTACCTCAATGAAGGCCGCGCTTTCTATCTGCCAGATGAATGCACGGGTATCGTAGAGATTGAGGACAGTAACGGAATACCTCAGGGAATCGTTTGCTTCACAGAGCGCACGGGCACACTGCTTCTCTCATCAATCCAGGACAGAACTCAGTGGCTCGCTACGCAGCACTTTCAGGTTACGATCTTGCCCGAGGTCGGATGCGTTTCGGCGCGGTCTATCGTTAAGCAATATGGGCTAGTCTGGTGGATGAGCGCCAAGGGAATGATAAGCATGAACAGCGCCACGCAGAGTAACGTGAGCTCTCGAATCGACATCCAGGATAACCAGATGTTTGATTCAAAGTTTAACCTTTCCTATGATCTAAGCGGGGTCTGCGGATGCTTCATCGAAAACTACTTGGTTGAATCCGTACCGAACGGAGACAAGTACAATAGGCATACCTGGGTTTTAGACCAAGCTCCGTTTGAAGGAAACCAGAATGCCTGGTGTGGATACTGGGCTGGGTGGAGACCGATTGAGTGGGCGCGGGGCATCATCGGATCAGAAGAGCGTGTTTTCTTTGGATCAGTTGACTATGATAACAATCTCAGGGTTTGGGAGGCGTTCCTATCGGATAAGACTGACAACGGCGTGGCAATCACGTCCTTTGTTCAGACTAAGCAACACCTATTTCAAAATCGGGATTACAAGACTTTCAACTATGCCGAGATCGAAGCTAAAGAGATTGTAGGCAAAACTTCTTTCATGGTTGCTGTTGGCGGGAGTAAGGGTGCCTTTCAGCCATGTATGACCAAAGAAGTCGTTGCGACGAAGGGGCAGGTTTACTCTGGAGTTAAATACGGAGCATCTGGAAATAGATTCGCAGGCAGCAGAAGCCAGATGAGGATTATGAAAACCCAGACTCCCGAGCAGCCATCGCTCTGCAATGAGGACTGCATTGAATCTGAGTTTAAGGGAATGGTCGATAAGTCGTTTGGCTTACTTATCGTGTGGTCTGGGATTGCTGGGCTTTCGGCCTACAGAATGTTTTCCTATGGCTTTACTACGCCATACCAGGGCACGTGCGAGGACAACGAGGTTCAGCCCAACCTACTTACGCCCGATGGATGTGGGTCCAAAAGCTTCTTCGACACGGATAAACCCATACCAGAATACACCGCGACTTCTACATTTTCTCAAGTTAGCACGGTTACCGGACAACAGGTGTCGTACACGGCCACGCGCAAATCATGGACTAGCCAAGAGGACGCGATCCGTAACGCCGAAATCGCGGCACGCAATTACGTTTACCAGGAGATCGGACTCTTTTGAAATCGAGCAGCAGCACATCTTTCAAAAAGCTTTCTCCCTATGCGCCAAGGGTAGTATC